CGGTAACGGTACAAGTACCGTGTATGGAAATGTGGGAAGCCATTGGTTCATGTCCAATTTTAACTGAGGTTCGTCCTTGGTTTAAAGACAGCTCACTAGAAGACATGGGTCGTAAATATTGGAAAAAACGTTCATACGTTTTCCAAGGTTTTGTTCGTGATAATCCGTTGACTGAGGAAAATACACCTGAAAACCCAATTAGACGTTTTATAATGGGACCACAACTCTTTAATATTATTAAAGCAAGTTTAATGGACCCAGAAATGGAAGAATTACCAACTGATTACACAGCTGGTTTAGATTTCCGTGTAACAAAAACAACTAAAGGTGGATATGCTGATTATTCAACTTCAACTTGGTCACGTAAAGAAACACCGTTGACTGCTGAAGAGCAAACAGCTATCGATACTAACGGATTGTTTAATTTAAACGATTTCTTACCTAAGAAACCGTCAGAAACTGAATTAAAAATCATCAAACAAATGTTTGAAGAATCAGTTGATGGCAAACCTTACGATACTGAGAGATTTGGTGCTTATTATCGTCCGGCAGGGGTAAGTGCTCCAAGTACTACTAATACTTCAAAAAAAGAGGCAACACCGTCTCCCGCTCCGACTGTCTCAGAACAGTCTGTTGCCAAAGCTACAACTGAAGAAGTAAGTACAGAAAAGGTAGCACCAGAACCGATTCAGACGGAATCGACTTCTGCTCCAAAGGCTTCAAGTGAAACAACTAGTCCAAAGAGAGCTCAAGATATACTCTCTATGATTAAGGAACGTTCACAACAGAAGTAGTCTTAGTAAGATACGAGTGTAGTAGACTTAGGTCTGCTACACTCTTTAACCAATATGGAAGGTAGATATGGCAAAACCATTCGATGTAAGTAAATTTAGAAGAGATATAACAAAATCCATAGACGGATTAAACATTGGGTTTCATGATCCAACAGATTGGATTTCAACAGGTAATTATTGTTTAAACTACTTGGTTAGTGGCGACTTTAATAAAGGTGTACCATTAGGCAAAGTTACAGTATTTGCTGGAGAATCAGGTTCAGGTAAAAGTTATTTCGCGGCAGGTAATATTGTAAAGGCCGCACAAGAACAAGGAATTTTTGTAGTACTAATTGATTCAGAAAATGCTTTAGATGAAACTTGGCTTCATGCTTTAGGCGTTAGCACAGATGAAGATAAGTTATTAAAGTTATCAATGAGTATGGTTGATGATGTAGCTAAAACAATTTCAACGTTTATGAAAGATTATAAAACAATGGAGCCGGAAGAAAGGGCTGAAACTAAAGTATTGTTTGTAATTGACAGTTTAGGTATGTTATTAACACCAACTGACGTAGATCAATTTGACAAGGGTGATATGAAAGGTGATATGGGTCGTAAACCTAAAGCCTTAACAGCTCTTGTTCGTAATACAGTTAATATGATCGGTGCTTACAATGTTGGCATGGTATGTACAAACCACACTTATGCTTCGCAGGATATGTTTGATCCAGATGATAAAATATCCGGTGGTCAAGGGTTTATATATGCTAGTTCAATTGTAATAGCAATGAAAAAATTGAAACTAAAAGAAGACGAAGCAGGTAACAAGATAAGTGATGTTAGAGGTATTAGAGCAGGTTGTAAAGTAATGAAAACACGTTACTCTAAACCGTTTGAAGGAGTACAAGTAAAAATTCCTTATGATAGAGGAATGGACCCTTATAGTGGTTTACTTGAAATGTTTGAAAAGAATAATTATGTTGTAAAAGAAGGAAACAAGTTAAAGTATATTACAGCAAATGGGCAGGAAATTAAAGAATTTCGTAAAGGCTGGACAGGTGAAAAACTACAGATAGTTATGGATGATATAGTTTCTGCTGATCTAAAAAGTACAAATGATAATATAAGTACTGAAGAATCAGAAGAAGAAATAACAACCACGGAGTAGTTTAAATGAGCGAAGATGTAGTAGATATTATAGTCGAGACCTGGAGAACTTTACAAGAATATATTCCTGAGAAGGATAAAGATAAAGCAGGAGAACATTGGGTACGAGTATTACAAGACAATGGTGTAGAAAATGAAGTACTTAATGCTTTGGCTGATACAGATGAAATAATGGAAGAACATTGTACAAATGCTATGGAAGAACCTTTGTATGACGAAGAAGAAGATTTAGAAACTGAGGACAATGACAATTATTAGTAAAAATTGGTACGGAAAGATAGTACATGATTTAGGCGCTATACCAGATTTTCTTGATTGGTATAACGAAGAGTTAAAACAAGCTCGTTATGATGCCGGCATTCACGGCAACGTAGAAAAAAACCTAAAGGAACTTCCGGCACAAACAGAAGTCCGATTTAGTCAGCTTCAAGAGATTGAGGCTGTTCTAAATCTTCTTAATATTAGACTTCGAAAAATTAGACAAACTTATTTTAAAAAATATCTAGAAAACTATGCTAGGGCATTATCTACAAGAGATGCCGAAAAGTATGTTGATGGTGAAGATGAAGTTATTGATTTTGAAACACTTATTAATGAAGTAGCTTTATTGAGAAACCGTTATTTAGGTATAATGAAAGGGCTTGAATCCAAGAACTTTCAAATTGGTCATATAACTAGACTCAGAACGGCAGGTATGGAAGATGTTAGCGTATAATAAAGTAAAAAACCTTTTAACAGAATGGCAAAAAGACGAGTGGTTTGATACAATATCACAGCAAAAATCAGTTATCGATGAAAAAGAATTTCAGCAACATTCTATTCGACATAATACATTAAAAATTTTAATGGATGATATGAAAAGAAATTTAACTCAATATGATAAAGTTAATACTAATGAAAACTTAGATAAGTTAATAACGAAATATAAGAAAGCTAGTGAATATTATGATAACTACAAGTATCAATCAATGATAGAAGGTATAAAACATGGATCTACTATTAAATAACCATCAAACAAGAGGGTTACACTCTCTCAAATTTTTATCAGCACTAGAACAGCACGGAGAAATGATGTCAAGTATTTCTTCAGTATTAGATGTTGAATCTGGTATAGGTTTAGACACAGAGTGGTGGGCTACTAGAATGGATGACGATGAGAAGAATCCAAAGCCATTAGAAATTGATGTAACAGCTTGTTCTAGAATGGATGAAATGAAGCAAGAAGTTTTATCTTTAGATCGAGTAACATTTAATCGTACTCAAAAAAACTTTTGGGAATATTATCAATCTATGAGAAAGGGTTCTAAATTATTTGATGTTGTTTGGGCCCATTGTGTATTACATAAATTTACTAATTTTTATGATGTTTTATGTAATATTAATACACTACAAGAAAAAGACGGATTGTTATGTATAACAGTTCCAAAAATTCATAATATGTTTTATGGTGACCCTGATTATAGAGTATATACAGATTGTCATTCTGATATTAATATAGTAAATTTAATTTATGGGTTAGCGTTGGCAGGATATGATTGCCGTGATGCTTATTTTTTACAAGAAAAGAATAGTAATTTAATTAATGCTATAGTTTATAAAAACACTGATGAAACATATGAAGTTGGATCTGTTACACCTTATGATTTAATGGAAATGGATCGCTTACCTCCTTCTATGGTAAACCAGCTTAATAAAGTTGGATATCTTTCAAATAAAAATTTACTTCTTAGTTGGATTGATGGTACGTTGATAGACTATTCAACAATCTAGCCCAAGGTATTCCACTCTCAATTTCTTCAACTGTCCATTCTGTATGTGCTAGTTCTATTAGCCATTGTTCTCTATCGGGGTATTCTTTATCTAAATCTTTTGGATGAACACTAACAGGATATGTTAAACTTTCAGGACCAGTCCATGCTGGCACACCGTTAATAGTGGCTTCCATTCCAGGGTTGCTACTTTCACTAACAACCAATTTGGCATTTTCTAGTGCTGTATTAAAATCATAATTATCGTATGTTCCTTCTATATGATTAGTTGCCATATATTTTACAGCATATTTTAATTGTAAATCAATTTCATTCATATAGTGAATTCCACGTAGATGTCTAGGGTGTTCTCTTAAAAATATTGGAGCATCTGTGTGATTTCTAATTTCTAAAATTCTATTTTCATAGTATTGATCAATATGAGGCAAATTTATCCATTGTTCGCTTTTTTGATGTTGCCCACATATAATAATATTCTCTCCATTAGTTTTCCAAGGCTTTAGTTCTATACCTAATTTTTTAGGTCTATTAACATCTAAATTTTCTTTATTACAAAAATTAGCACGACCGTTAATGCCATCTATACCAACTTTCCATGTAGTGTTACGATTAATACCGCCAACTTCTAAAACTACTATAGGTTTTCCTTGTTTTTTAAATTCTTTCCATATAAGTTTATTTGCGGCCATTTTGCCATGCCATAATAAACTCCAAATAACAGCCACATCGGCGTCAATACTATTTTCTAAAACGGTATCAGTTTCAGCTACAGCTTTCATCATTGATTTAAAAACTGGTATGCCTGCTTTACTTGAATTTTTAGTGAAGAAAGATACTTTCATAAAACTATTTACAATAAATATCACTGAGCAACTCAATTAATGGATAGGAAATTCAATGTTATACGGCTATAGCACCAGACGAAAAACAACAACAAAGGTTGTCCGGGTATTTACAACAGGATCTGGTGGCGAATTTAAAGACATATCCGTATTAGAACAAGAAGGAATACCATCTAATACAACGTATC